AGAGTGATCCCCTTGTGAACGTAATTCCTCATGATGGTCTCCAGTTGAAATTGGTCTTGGGGGCGGGTCGATCCCCGCCCCATTGGTCCCCGCTCAGGCTTACGCTCCGTTGTTGCGCTGCAAGCCGCGGTAGTCGATCGCGGCGGCGGCGAAGTCCAGGCGGGCTTTGATCTCGAAGCCGTCCACATCAAAGCCCTGACGGATCTCGATGTAGATTCCGTCCTGCCCTTCGAGGTAGCAGTACTCGATGGTGTCGACCAGACCCGGCGTTGCGGCCAGGTACCAGGCCGTGAGGCCGATGGTGGCCAGGGCGTCCAGACGCGGCTCGACAATCGGGGTCAGCGAACGGATCCACTCGGGGATGACCGCCGCCGGCGTGGTGGTGGCCACCAGATTGGTCGGGGAGAGCAGCTGCAACGCTGCGGTTTCGAGCGTGGTGGGCAGCAGCAGGTAGGAAGCGGTCAGGTTGAGGACCGTGCCCTTGGGGCCAGTCATCTTGCGCATGGCCGCCCGGGCACTGGCCAGGCCCGTGACGCCCAACGCGGAACCCGCGCCGGTATTGAGATTCTTGTGGCCGGCCACGAAGAGCGCGGCGTTGTCTTCGCCCATGACCTGGTTGTTCAGGATCACGTTCCACACGGTGTTGGACTCGAGCGTGGCGCCGGCGACGCCCAGCATGAACGGAATGCGGCTAAACGCGTCGAGATCATCGTTGATGATCGTCTTGCGCGTGATTGCCACGACTTCGCCGAAGGTCGCGAGCGAATAGGTTTGTTTGCTATCGGTCGGCGCAGTGCGGTGGTACTCACCCTGCTCGTTCAGCGGCTGCAGCGCGGGCAGGTCGCTCAACTGAACACGGTTGATCGGCTTGAAGTCCTTGGCCGATACCTGGCGGCAGAACTGGGCGAAGGTCCTGGGCGCAGCCAGGTAACCCTGGCGCAGCGTCTTGTTGGCGACGTTGGCCAGGATGTTCGGGAAGTCCGAAGTGGTCAGAGCGGCGAGTGCAACTTCGTCGCGCGTCCTGCCGACCATCGGGGTGCCCCTGGCTGCGAGGCACGTGCGCGCAAGCTCCAGAAGGCTGAGCCCCATGTACTCCCGGCCCGCACCGTCGACGAGTGGATTGTCCTTCGGCTGGAAGCGGTGCAGCAGCGAAGCCGCCATGTTGTGACGCATGACGTCCCCGCTATCGCGCGTGACACCCGGGTTGTGCCCGTTCGTCGGCGCCTGCGCGGCGTTCCGGGCTGCCATCTCTTCGAGGATCTTCGTGCGGGCGTCTGCCAGACTCACATTGCCGTCGATCAACGCGGCAGTGAACTGTTCACTCATGCCGGCTGCAGCGGCAACTTTCCGGACCTCCATCGCGCGGAGACGTTCGGCAGTTGCTCCCTCAGCACGCAGCACATCCGGATTGACCGGCGGCGCCGCGAGGCCCGCAATGGCGGCCAGCGCGACCGGGATTACCGGAGGCACTACAACGGGTTGTTCAATTATGCAGGCACCGGCGCCCGCTTGGAGGTTGGTTTCTTCCATCGTTACTTTCTCCTGTGGGCTCGTTGCCCGTGCCGCAGCTTCGGCTGGAGCCGGAGCCACGACGACTTCTTTCGCACTCATCAGCACGGCGCCAGGATCGGCCGGCACCGGGGTAAGCGAGATCTCGTAGGGTTCCCAATCGATCGCGGTAAACTGTTTCCGGTCCTGGCCCTTGGGCGTCGTTTCGTTTTTGGTGTAAATCCACACGCCCATCGAAACGTTGCGGACGATTCCCGCCTTGACATCGGCCCTGAGCCCGGCGAGTTCAGCGCGCGGGCTGAACTGCAGCGTGGCGCGGGCCGTCCCTTGTTCAATCCAGGCGCGCTGCACGACGCCCAGCTGGTCCCGGACCGAGCCAAAGGTGTTATGGTTATCGCAGACCGGCGCGCCATTGTTCAGGCGTTCGAGCCGCACTCCTCCTGGCTCAAGGCTTAGAACGAGATCGTACGGCTCGCCGGTCCAGTAATCGGTGCGCGGCACCGTCGCGCCGCTATAGAAGACACAGTCGACGGTGAAGCCTTCGTCGCTCCATGTGTCGGACACGAACGAGGCAGAAAAGATCTCGGCCTCCGTGTGGTTGGGGCTACGTGCCTCCGCCCAAGGCTGCGGCTTTTGTTCTTTCACCATGATTCTTCCCGTGCCTTCCCCTTACGCCACTGATTCATGCCAAGTTGACTTTGGTCTCAGCCTTCAGTTAACTGGCAGTAGGGTCGCTGGCAGAGTGGGTTTCCATCTCTGCCCAGCTAATGTGCCGAGCCCGACGAGCTGCTTTCAGCAGCGAAGCTCGGAGGCGCGGTTTTGTGCTGCAGCTGTGTCGAGGTGTCCTCACCGCTCCGGCAGGCGACCTGATCTAACCAGCACATCGAAGTTTGCGCAGTCCGACACCAGAACGATCACGTCGCTCAGGATGCCGCGACATCACCGCGCTCCTGGCCCTTGTCCGTGGTCTTGCGCGGATCGCCGTCCAGGATCACGCCGGCGGCATCGAACTTCTTGTTCCAGGCAACGATGTCCTTCAGCTGGCTGTCGGGATCCTGGCCATGACCCGCCACCATTTCCGGCCAGGTAAGACCGCCGGTGCGAAGCGACACTTTCTCCGCATTGGCATCCTTGAGCGGATCGACCGATTCAAACTTCGGCGCGGTAAAGCGCACGCCATAATTGGCCTCCGGAATTTCGCCGGCAATGAACGCCACATCAATGAACCGCTTGTAGATCGGCAGGATCAGTTGCGGAACCAGGCACAGCCAGCGATAGGCTTCGATGGTGTTGCGGAAGCCCAGCATGCCGCCCCGGAACGACGAGTAATTCACCACAGACATATCGCCGGTCAGCAGTTCGTAGGGAATCGTCAAGCCCGCGGAGATTGCGCCCAACTGCGTGGAACGGTAGTCCTTGTAACCACCGGAGGACGCCGGCGCGCCGAAGCGCACGTCCTCGCCCAGCCGCAAACGCTTGATGATGCCTGGCTCCAGGAACTCGGTGGGCTCGCTCGTGACCGGATCGGTGCTCGTCTCTGTGAGGTTCATCATCGAGCCGTCGGGAGAGACGATGAACGCGGCGAAACAGGCCTCGATCTTCTTGCGGATGAGCTCGGCGTCCTCGTACTCGTCGAGATCGCGCATCTTCAGCATCACGGGCGCGAACCAGGTGATGCCGCGGACTTGGCCGGGCCTATCCTTTTTATAGATGTGCAGGACGCTGTCTGCCGGCACCGGCTTCGAGATAAAGCCCGCCTGCCAGTTCATGAGCGTCAACGCGCCCGGGTGATTCCCAAACAGCCAGTAGTTGATGCGGCGGCCGATTTGGTCGAATTGAACGCCTTGGATGACGCTGCCACTGTCGAGCGAGAGGGTCTTGTTGTGATCGAGGTAATCGGATTCGAGAACCTGGACCTGCACCGGCACATCGAGCCCATCTCCCGGCCGCCGTTGCCGGAATCTCACAATGCATTCGCCGCTTTCGGCCACCGCGCGGGCCACCTGCCACTGGATGCCGAAGAAATCGAGCTGCCCATCGGCGTCGCAGTCCTGCGCCCACACTGCAAACTTCGCATCGATCAGTGCATTCAGCTTCTCGTCGCCGGTATTGGCGCGCGGCATGATGCCCGTCCCGATCTGATTGCCGACCAGTTCGGAGAGCGCCTTCGAAGCATAAGGGTTGTTGCGCACCAGATCGCGGGCCCGGTTCCGCAGCCACACCATTGAGCCCTGCGTTTCCCGATTGGCGTCACTGTCGCTGGTAATCCAGCCGCCCGTGCGCCGGCCCTTCATGGCGCCTTCGTAGGAGAACTTTTCCGCCACGGAAAGCGCGCGCCGGAACTGCAGCCGGCGCAAGCCTGCCTGGGGGGCGACAAACGAAATCGCGCGGTCCAGCCAGTTGCGCCGCGGCGCCACCGGCGCGAGCGATACAGGCGCCGGTGCGCTCGCCCGAATAAGCTCAAACTTACTGGTTGTTGCCACGGCCGTCCTTGCTGAACTGTGCGTACGAATAGCCCTTGGGCGGAACAGCCTGCGCCTTGGCGATCTCCTGGTCAAGCCAGCCGATGCGCTTGCGCATGTCGTCGAAGCCCGGGTAATCCATCCGCGTTCCGTCGATCGTGATGCTCGTGACACCTTGCGCCATGGACGTAACGAGTGCATCTCGCTGGGCGAGTAGAGTTGCAAGCGATAGTGCCATGGCTATTTCTCGAACCAATTGCGCCGCGAAAGACCGGCGCCAACACGTCCGGCCAGAAACGGGTTCTCTTGCGCCTGCGCCGGCCGCCCGGGCTGCTGCCGATCCGTGGCGGAGTTAGCTTCTCCTGCCGCAGCCGGACGCTGCGTCAGGCTTTGCCGCTTTTGCATCGCTTCGAACTTCTCGCAGAACTTGTTCAATGGAAGGCCGCTTGCCAGGAGCGCGTGCAGCCCGGCGTAGGCGTACACCCGGCAATCGAGCGCTTCGTTGCGCCTGCCCTCTTCCAGCCGCCACTCATGT